TTATTTGGTTATGTTCAAATAAATAATTAGATTTGAGGAGTATCATAATCATCTCCCCAAATTGAGTGTTCGATTGTGGGGTTGTACTACACTTAAAATTGGGAAACCCTCAAACGTCCGTTTGCTAGTATCCGACGTTATAAACTCAAACTAGCGAGATTAGACCCTGTATCACACCGCAACTTGTTGCCGTCTTTACAGGGTGCTGATCCCTGGTCTATTAGCCAGTTGGTAACCACGGTAATTCCAACAGTTGATGGACCTGGGATCAGTCAACGCGCCGCCGCCGCTAGAACACAGAGACTCTGGCGTTGGCTGGTCGTTACAAGCCGCAAGCTTCAAGCTTGACAACAGGTGAAGGATAGTATAGGATGAATTTAGAAAGGAAAAAATATGAAAATAGAAAAGAATAATTTTGTAGTAACTTTTAAAACTGAGAAGGAAGTAGCCGATTATATCGGGATGCATATACCTGAAGAGCAGCGGCTCCTGTGGCTGGGCTTCTTCATTGCGAATAATTATATCGCGCAATGGCTGGAAGACAGGGAGGAGAAGAAGTGAGTCGACGTCCAGGAGCACCAATGGCCCGGGTTTACCTGGGCCACCTGCGATGGCTCCAGCAACAGGGACCAAGCTACAAGCAGCAAGCGACAAGCTGCAAGCTTCAAGCCGCAAGCTTGACAAGGGACCTGTATTGTGTTATAGGATATTCCAGGAGAAAGAGATTATGAAAACAGACGAAGCATTAAAGATTATAGGCGGCAGCCTGAGCAAGCCATCAAAGATGCCGGGCTGGTCAATTGGTTTACCTGCCAAAGAATGCAAGACTGGCGGCAAGCTTCAAGCGGTCCCCGGTTCGGTATGTTACGACTGCTATGCATTAAAAGGTTGTTACGTGTTCAAGGTCGTACAGGATGCACAGTATCGAAGGCTGGCAGCCATCAAGCACCCGCAATGGGTCCAGGCAATGGCACACCTGATCAACAGCAAGAAGCCGGACGTCTTTCGCTGGCATGACTCAGGAGACGTACAGGACCAGCAGCACTTGCAAAAAATTTATGAGGTATGTAGGTTGACGCCGACGAAGCGTCACTGGTTGCCGACCCGTGAGGCATGGATCAAGCAGCACCTGCATGATAAGCCAGACAATTTAGTCATACGATTTAGCGCGCCGATGGTTAACCAGCTGGCGCCGAAATCGTGGCCCAACTCTTCAAGCGTGATTACAGGTGACAAGCCCTGGTTCGGCGCTACCTCTCGCAGCTGTCCAGCTCCAGAGCAAAACAATGAATGCAGAGATTGCAGAATGTGCTGGAATTCTGAAATAAAAAATATATCATACTGGGCTCATTGACATGTGGAGACACCCAAAATATTATAAAGAATTACGAAAGCTACGTAATAAACTGGATCAGGCCATTAGCTACGACGACTCGACGGAGTCTCAGGGCGTGCGTCCTGGTCCGGGCCTCAAGCGGCAAGCTG